ACTAACCCATTTACAATTTGCAGATAATTTGTATCGTTTGTCGCAAATGTTGTAACAAGTTTCCCCAATCCTGAACGCATTGCCACTAAGATAGTTTTATTTTCCAATTCAGTAACCCCGAATGAAGTTTCTCCACCGATAGCAATATAGTAAACAGTCTTAATCGATGTAGGATTGGAACCGTTCAAAGCATTAGTTCTATCGTAATAGTTTCCGATAAATATAGGGCATGAGTAACCTTGCTTTGTAGGAAATATCACATCAACACCACTACCTGGATTTAGATAAGTTTCAAAAAGTCCATAGTTCTCTTGCAGATATTTTATCAGTCTTTTATTATAGAACTCAGCCATTGACTTATACTTTCCTTCTATCAATTCTAAATCTGCTCTGCTTGGTGTATTGCTTTCCTCAGAAGTCTTTTGAAGGAATCCTTTAGAAAATAACTGATATCCCATAGTCATGGGCAGCATGGACATAGTAAACCATATCAAAGTATCTGTAATGAAATTATCAATAAGTCCCTTCTCATCAACATTCAAATCATTATCATCGATACCAGTTTGCAACCTATTATAAAGACCACTTCCAAGTGTTGGCTGAATATAAATATCCTGAGCAACCTTAATCATCGGCCTTAGTTGTTTGCCATCAATGGCATTGCTTGCTCCGGTCCTTTCCTTGAAAAGTTGTTCGGTTATGAATAGAATGTTTTTACTCATGCTTTTCTTTTTACTATGTTAGCAATCCACTGATGTCTGCAATGGTACTCAATCTTTCCGTTGTTATTCCAAAATCCACCGCAACGATCAAATACTGAATATCCCATTCTCTCGCTTAGTGTTTCAATGTCAGCTCTTGAATACAGTTTATTTTGATCCATAAGCACTTGGCAGAATGGTCTTGAATTATTGTAATCTTTATCACTGAATCCAGCTCTCCACTCATAAGAATACCTTATCATGATTTGAGTAACCTTTGAATCTTTACCAGGCAACTCAGTTGGAGTTTTTAGGATTTCAGTTTCAGTAATTTTATCGGAACCAACAGATACTTCTTTGATACCGATTATTTTATTATCTTGTAAATTCTTTATCGCTTGTTGTACTTCTTTGACTGACTTCTTTAATGTCTTTGCGATGACCTCAGGAGTGATTCTTTTGTCTTTATTGTATAAACCTATGATGTTAGCTTCCAGTTGATTTATCGTGTAATCAAATGTCTGAAAATGACTCATAGGAGCAGCCATCAATATTTCGAAATTATCCCTACTTTCACCAAACTCATTAAACGCCTGAAGTAAGACTTGCTCAGGATCAGCACTAAACTTCTGAACTTCATCATCTGTTAATGGGCTATCATCAATCCCCAAGAATGTATTTACATCATCATCAGTAAAACCAAAGCCATTTTTAAGCATGAGTGATGCTTGTTGCTTAGTTAGTTTGCCGTTCCCAAATTGACGAACAATCCTCATGACATTCTGATACTGTCTGCCACTTAGATTTTTTATTGATTCATTTGATGTTTGAACTTGTTGAACTGGTACTGTTGGATTTCCAACTTCTGAAGTATTTGGTTCTGATGGTGGCAATCCTGCCAAAGATCTTATCTCATCAGGTGTCATGCTTTCCAAAACCTTATTGGCAACCAATGGGCTCAAAGCATTAATGATATCTGAAACAATCTGAGCTTGTGATTTTATATTCTGATCAAGTGGAGCTTTACCCATTACATCTCGAATCTCATCCTTTGTTAAATTCTGAGAAACAATCTGCTCCCCAAATTCAACAGACAATGGTTCTAACGGCATGATCTTAAACTCACCTTGTTCGCCTTGTAAGTTTCTGAATTTAGTGATAATATCTTCAATCACTTGCTGCCTGTCACTCACATAAGTTTTAGAGAATATTTCAAAAGCATCACGCAACTCATTACGTTGTCCTAAAGAACCAGGAGTTGAAATACCAAAAAGAACCGGTGAAGTAATCTGATGAGTTGTTAAAATCTCACTCTGTATTAAACTATTTACATTGGTGAAATCTTCCTTAGTAAGCATTGAAGAACCTAAGTCAACTATCTCAGCAGCATTGTCTTTGCTCTTATTGAACATAATTACAACACGCTTACCTTCACTACCGGTAAATTTCTTCAATAGTCCCTTCTCAACTTCTCCTTTATGTTCTTCATTAATCGGATCTCCGTTATTTAAATTTATAAGTTTGCTGCCTGAGAATCCTTGTTTTGCATTGCCAAGCAAAGAACGACTTACCTCAATGTCAGCTTCAATCATGTTCAACCCTTGATAATATGATGGCAACGGATATACATCACTCATTGGGTTATATTCCTTATAATAGAATACCTGGCTACCTACCGGGTTGTTTATGTCAAATGCTGGATAGCAACGTTCTTTTTCTTTGTGATTTGACCAATCATTTTTAACGTAGAATTCAGTCTTTTCTACATTGGTTCTTACCTTGTGAAATTCAAGATGGTAAATATCTTTTACCTTCTTTTCTCTGCTCCATATTATCTGAAAATAAAAACCACGATAAAGCTCATCATCCTTTACTACCTTCCTTAACACATCGTTCCAGCTTTCTAAATCATTTGCTCTACCCTTCTCCTCAAATCCTTTGCCATAGATGTAAGTGCATTTGTTTTTAATGATACCACCATGCTTTGGTGATTCGCTGAATAAGTCCAAAAGATATTTAGGATAATCATTTGACTGCCCAAAGTTTACCCATCCCTTAGATTTGTTTTCTGAGAATTTAGGTTTCTGAGCAGTATCAAATTGTAAAACAATATGCTTATAATTAGTTTCCATTTTACCCATTGTATGTTTTGAATGAATTATCCTGATCGTTGTATTCGATAGGTTCGTAAGTATCAGCCGGATGGAGATACATCAACCCGGTTTCTACCTTATGCTTACCGGTTATTGTCGTATCAACTGGATCATCTTGCTCATAAATGTCGTAAGTCCAAAATCCAGTTTCTGAATCTGCAAAATAATCATCTACCGATAAATCGATATAGTCATATCTTTTAGTAGAACTTTGATTTTCAAATACAAGTTTGATTTCTTCTAAAGTTACCCTATTAGTGAACACAAACAAAAAATACGGAGAAACTAATAAGCAGTTTTCCGTAGCAGTAAAAATAACATTTTGCGTTTCGCCTTTAGTAAGTATTATCATATCTTAAAAAAGCCGACTTAATCGGTCGGCTCTTTATTAATTATTTAAGCGTATATTAAGAAGCTAATTTGCTTGTAATAACTGCAGATGGACAAACAATGAAATCTTCTGTTTCCATGCTTGAGAATTTGCACATGTAACCATTCCTATCAGCTAATGCAGTTCCTGAACCAGCTTCAGCAGAATCTAAGAAAAGACCAAACTTCAAACCATAGGCACGATAAACTCCATCACCTTCCAAAGTTATAAAAACGCATTTGTTTTTTGCCAGTACATTTATTAAGTTTCTTACACTTGCAGAACGGCTATTTATTGGAAAATTGATTTCGTGTGTATAGTAAAAAGTTCCATTCTCCTGACTTGCAGTGATGGTGTTTGAAGAAAAAGCTGTTGCTCTTGGCACTTCTATTTTATAGAATGTTGTACCTGAAGTTGCTAAAGTAATAGCACTCAATGTGCCACTTGATTCCGTGTAGGTTGTAATGTTGGATTTTTCTAAAACCCAAATGGTTTGGATTCCACCTACTGATTCCCTACAATCTATTGTATATCCGCCAGTAATTGCACAGGCCATATTTTTATTTTTTAGTAGTTAAGAATGGGTGGCAGAACTTAATCTACCACCCTAATTTATTTAAGCTAAAGAAGTTGCTTTGAAATAAGTACACTCCGAAGTGAAGCCTACACCCACACCTACTTTGAACTTGCAACGGAATCTGATTTCACCGTTATCATCTGAGTACCAAAGTTTGTAGTTTTCAGGATCGCTTTCCAAATCTACTGCCAAAGCCATGTTAGAAACTGACATTGCATAAGAATCGTAAGTTCCATTCAATCCGTTTACTGGTTGTACTTTGATGCTTGTACCAGGCAAAACGAATGATTGAGCATTTACATCTTGTGGATTGTAAGAGAACATATTTTTCTCACGATAAGCCAAGATCAGAGAACGATACCAATCGTAACCAACAAAGATTACTACATCAGATTTTGAAGCAACCGCAGCCGGTAAAGCTTTGTAATGAGCTTCAGTACATGCGATGATATTTGCACTTGTTAAAGCACTGATGGCACCAGTACCACCATTGTAACCTGATACGTTAGCGTTAGTTGGTGAACCAGCTTCGATAAATTTAGCAAGTCCGTTAAACTTGTTTAAGTTAGCACCAGTTGCACCGCTATCTCCTTGCCACAAAGCAGTTTCAATTTGTGCAGCAATTACTGCATTTTTCTTGTCAAGATAAGCTTGTATCAAAGCTGGAGCAGAACTTTCATCCATCACCGCACCTTGTTTCATAGCTTCCTGATAGAAGTAATTTTCTAAAGAATCCAAACAAAGTGATTCTTCAATCTTGATAGAACCTACTGTGATAGTCGCTTGGCTTACAGTTGTAGAACCTGATTCAGACCATCCACAAGCATTAGTTTGAAAAGATGCGTTTGTGTCGATGATAGGAATAGCAACGACTGACTTTGCTTTAGGGATAACAATACCACCATCCATGATGATTTGTTGAGTTTTAGCACCGATAACCGCAGAAGTCAATAAAGGTTCGGTCTTTTGTGAAGTGTAGGCAGTTAAGCCAGTTAATGAAAATGACATTTTCTTTTGATTTTAATTGTTAAAGTTTAGCTGAAAAGAAGTGAGTAGTTTTTTTCTACCTTTTCAGTTTTTACAAAATTGTTTTTACCCGTTACTACTGGATCAGGTGTGCCAGTTGGCTGCTCGGCCAAAGTTTGAGTTAAACTCAATAAACCTTCAATCACTTTAGTTGCTTTGCCTAAACGAGCTTCATAATCAGCGAACTTCTGTTCGTATGCACTGAATTTCTCGTTTGTAGCAGCTTCAAAAGCATTGAATTTGTTTTGCATTTGCTTAGTCATATCCTCAACCATTGGTTCAGCTGGAACAATAGCAGTGATAACACCATTATCCCCAACAGTCAAAACAGTACCATCTTCTAAGGTATGTTCACCTACCGGAGCAGGTTGCCCTTGAATTGTTACAGTCCCACCAACGCCCATTTCTGATACTTCTAATTCAACACCATCTTTGGTTTTAACCTTGATAGGTTGTACCATTTCAGGAGCAGTTTCAGGAGCCGGAGCTACTAACTCAGCAAACGTAAGTTTAAGTTTCTCTAAGATTTCTTTTGTTGTCATAAATACGTTTTATGTTATTAAATGGATTGAACTTTAATTTATTCCTTTTAAGATTTCAGAAATTTGCTGAAGTGCAGTAGATTCATCTGATTCTAATAATTTAGATATCTTTTGTAGTGCTTCTTCTTCAGCAGATAAAGTTGATTCGTAGTCAAATAATCCCTCTACACTAAACCCTTTTAATTCGCCTGATTTAATCTTATCCCATACTTTTGGATTCTCCACATAGAAAGACCCGAACCATGAACCATCAGCCACATCTTCAAAACCAACCATTGGCATGATTCCCCTCTTTTTATCTACTATGAAACTTTCAAACATGGTTACCCCATCAACCTTTTTGTTTTGGTCATGCATCAAATTAACGTGGTTCATGTACTGACGCTTTGAAAACTTGATAGCTATTGATTTAATCGTTTCACGTGAAAATTTTACATAATGTTCTCCAAATTGCTCATTGTTGCGATAGATTAATTGATCTGCCAACATGAGTGGACCTGAGATTATTTTTTCTTCTTCACTCACTACCTGGAATGAATACGCAAACTTTGAACCAATCGAACCAAGTTCTTTAACTACATCAGCATTGTTATCGTAGTGTTTAACGATTCCTAATTCTTTAATCTTTTCAATCTTAGCTGAATTTGAACCAGTTGCATAAACTCTGCCTTCAGGGATTCCAAGTTCTGAAGCTACCGATAACATACCTTCTTTATCTTGCCTTGCTGATATGATATAAACAGTTTTACCTTCACTGATTAATCGTTTTGCTAATTCTTTACCTCTATCAGTGCTAAGTGTATCATCATAATCAATAGAAACTTTTTCAGCTGCCATCTTAGAATCTATTTGCTGGAGTTTTCTTTGTGCCCATGCGATACCTTCATCACCACCCCAAGCCAACCACATCAAACGTCCACACCCATCTCCAAGTTCCTTTTGTGAGTTTTGTCTATGTCTTTCAAATGCTGCCATCCTACCTATTGTATCGCGACTAATATTCTCTCCATTTGCTAATTGATTTGCTCTTGCCTTACCAACTGGAGTACCACATGAACCCCATCCGTTTTGCTCTGCCCATCTCAAAGCAATCTTGGCATTTTCTTTAGCTGCTTCAGGGTAATCGTTATAAGTTTCTTCTGCAAAATGTTCAGACCATATTGAATTACATATCGCAACCGCTTGATCAGGGTCTTTCCCTTCATCAATCACATACTTGATGCAACGTGGTAAAAAGTCCGTTTCATGTTCTCCCTTTGATGGTTCAATAAATTCATCATTAAATGCAAGGAAATCTCTTTGAATGGCTGGGTTATCGACTAAAGCCACATAAGAAACTTCGCTATCATCATTCAAACTTTCATTAATTTTTAATTCGTAAATAGGTAATTTTTCCATTTTATTTATTTTAATTTATTCTTGCTGCTCTGTTTAATCTTCTTATTCTTTCCTGACTTCCTGATACATCACTTTCTACTACAAATGCTCTTGTCGCTGCATTGCCTACCTGATTAATCATTTGCTGATTGAGTGCAGTTTGCGACATTTGTGGAGCTATTGGAGCAGATACCGATGGCATAGAACCACCACCACCACCACCGCCACCACCTGGTACTTTTGCACTTGATAATAATTCTTTTGCTTTTTTAATACTCGTTAAAACTGATGCGGTTCTAATTGCAATATCAGCTACTAATTGAAATGGTGTTAAGTTAGTAGGGTTTTTACTTGCTTGTCTTACAATACCAGCTATTGCAATACCTGAATCAATAGCAATAGATGCTAAACCCAAACTCTTGCCAAGTGCAGTTGATTTACCTACTGCATTAGAAAGCTGATCCATAGCTGAACCCATCTGATTCCAAATAGCAACCTTAGCATCATATTCTGCTTGAGTTACTGCTACTCTTTTTGGAACTTCTGCTACCTCAACTGAAGTCAAATTATTTTGATGAATACCTTTACTTGTTAATTCATCCTGGTTTTTTATCGCCCTATCTTCAGAATCTTTTACATATTGTGCATCCTTTAATGCTTTTAAGTCAATGAGATACTTTTGCTCAATCGCTAAAATTTGTTGGTTTTTTAAATTTCT